GCATTGCTCCTCCACAAAGACACGTTCGTGTTAGCGGAGCAGATGGGTGTTCGTTCGCAGACGCAGTACAAGCAAGAGTGGCTTGCCAACTTGTATACTGCTGATCAGCTGTACGGTGTTAAAGCACTCCGTCCTGATTCTGCATTTATCATGAACGTAAACGCTTAGATAGGAGTTGGGGAGGCAGTGCTGCTAGTCGGTGCTGTCTCTCCTTTTCTTTATGAGTAAAAAAGACCCCAGAATAACCAAGTTAGGCGTAAGTGGGTATAACAAGCCCAAACGTACCCCTAACCATCCTACAAAGAGCCATGTTGTATTGGCTAAAGAAGGCGACACAGTTAAGACCATACGCTTTGGTCAACAAGGTGTCTCAGGCGCGGGGAAGAACCCAACAACAGCAGCAGAGAAGGCAAGGCGTAAGTCCTTTAAAGCTCGCCATGCTAAGAACATAGCAAAAGGCAAAACATCAGCGGCCTACTGGGCTAATAAAGAAAAGTGGTAACTAACAGGACATAGACATGACAGTCATAGTAACCAAGAACAGCTCAACAGCCTCATCCGTCCCAACCACAAGTGACTTGGTTCAGGGCGAACTCGCTGTCAATGTAACTGACAAACGAATCTTCACAGAGAATGCGTCTACACAGATTGTAGAGTTAGGTACTAATCCTTCTACTGTCACAACCACTACTGCGACTGTATCCGGGACTCTAACAGCCAACGGTACATTCGCGTCTAGCAACGCAGTCGTCACAGGCGGCTCAATCAACTCTACGCCCATTGGTGCGGTTACCCCATCAACAGTAAGGGGTAGCACAGTAACGGCCACCACGGGCTTCGTTGGCGGTCTGACAGGCAATGTAGTCGGTAACCTGACAGGTAACGTCACTGGCAATGTCACAGGTAACGTCACAGGCGATCTGGCAGGTAATGTCACAGCTTCTAGCGGTACATCTACAGTTAACAACCTAGTCGTTAACGGCACGGTAGACTTTAGTAATACTAGACTTACTGACGTAGCCGAGCCTATTGCAGGTTCTGACGCTGCTACTAAAACTTATGTTGACACCTCTATCGCTGCTGTCATTGACGGCGCACCTGCTGCACTAGACACTCTCAACGAGCTAGCTGCTGCACTGAACGATGATGCATCTTTCCACACTACAGTCACCAATGCTCTGACAGGCAAGCTAGCTTTGTCGGGCGGCACTATGACAGGGCAACTGTCGTTAGGTGCTAATAAGATTGTTAGTGTTGCTGATCCTACCCTCGCGCAAGACGTAGCGACTAAAGCCTACGTTGATGCAGCAGACACCACAGGACTCCCACTTGCGGGTGGTACGATGTCCGGTGCTATTGCAATGGGTACAAACAAGATCACAGGTCTTGGTACTCCAACAGACGCAGCAGATGCTACAACTAAAGCCTACACAGACTCTATCCTTGGATCAGCTACATCAGCAGCAGACTCAGCCGCAGCGGCAGCTACTTCAGCGTCTAATGCCTCTACTTCAGCTTCTAACGCAGCTAGTTCTGCTACAGCAGCGTCAGGGTCAGAAACAGCAGCCGCTCTGTCAGCTACCAACGCTGCCGCTAGCTACGACTCCTTTGATGATCGTTACCTTGGCGCTAAAGCCTCTAACCCTACTGTAGACAATGACGGTGACGCACTTATTGCAGGTGCAACATACTTTAACACTACTAGCGACTCGATGAAGGTCTACAGTGGCTCTGCGTGGTCTGACGTAGCCCCAGTAGCAACATCTGTAACTTTATCTCAGGTAACAGACTTCCCAACACAGTCAGGTCAGTCAGGCAAGTATTTAAGTACCAACGGCACTGTACCAAATTGGGCGACTCTAACAACAGACCCGACACTTGGCACATTAACCAAGACCTTCACAAACGGCGAGACAGCATCAATCTCACTGACCAGTAATGTTCTTGTGCCTAATGTGTCTGTGACTAAAGAAGTACCGCAGTCAGGAGCGACCAATAACACTTGGGATGTTAATTCTACTACAGAGAATTACACGAGACTTGATAGTGCTGCGGCGACTACGTTGGATTGGGTTACTGGCAATGTTTCTACAGCCACTACATTAGCTAATCAAGCTATCGGTAATGGTGGCAATCCTGTCGCCTTAGTGTTTAATTTAGACGGCACAAAAATGTATGCGACAGATTTCACCGACAAGGCAATCTATAGTTATACTCTAAGCACTGCTTGGGACATAACCACTAAAAGCTCGCTTCTTAATAGTTTTAGTCTTGCAGGTCAAATTGGTAATCCTCACGGGATGTGTTTCAATTCTGATGGCACGATTATTTTTACGGCAGGTTACACTGGTCAAGTCGTCAATAAATATACTCTAACAACCGCCTTTGATATTTCAAGTGCTTCATTTTCTCAAAGTTTAGATGTGTCAGCTTCCGGTCAAGGCCCGACAGGAGTACAGGTTAATACAACCGGAACAAAATTATATGTTTCTAATGATTCCACAGGAGATTTAAAAGAATGGGATTTAAGCACGGCTTATGATTTATCTACTGCTGCATATAATAGCGTTAGTTTAAATATCAGCAACCCAAGAAGTATGGCTTTTACTAGCACTGGAACTAAACTCTATATCATTAGCAATTCAACTGGTACGGTTAGAGAATACAATTTATCAACAGGCTTTTCATTATCTTCTGCATCGCTTGTCGCAAGTTATGACGCTTCTGGTGACGATAGTAATTTGAGAGGGTTGGCATTTAAGTCTGATTTTAGCCAAATGTTTTTAGCGGGAACTCAGAACGATAAAGTATACAGCTATAATTTTAGCAAAAATCTGGCACTCGGCTCAGGCTCATTCGCCTCAGCAGACGTAGGCAAGACCATCGAAGCTAACTCAGGCGTGTTTGTCTTAACAACTGCAAACGGTAGCTATGTACAAACCACAGCGCCTACCTCATTCAATCAGGTCGCGTCAGGCTCTTGGGGTATGTTTGGTGTTGTCTATAACACAACCGATGGTGACTTGGAGCTGAGTAATGCCATTGGCGCAGGATATGACATTTCTGTAGCGGCTTACACAGGAAACAGCTTTGCAACCACTGGCGCTAACGGTTCTCAAGGTGTTGCGTTTAACAATGATGGCTCAAAGGTCTACTTTATTGACCTAAATACTGACAGAATATATCAGTATTCTTTGCCTACTCCGTTTTCATTAAATGGAGCGTCAAGTGATAGCGTAAGTTTAAATGTCTCTTCTTATCAATCACAGCCTTCAGGACTAGCTTTTAACGCAGACGGCACTAAGTTATACACTATAGGCTATTCAAGCGATAAAATTTACCTTTGGACTCTGACTACTGCGTTTGATTTATCAACAGCCTCTAGCTCTGGAGTTAATTTTAATATAGCTCAAACCTCTATACCTATGGGTCTTCATTGGAAGCCAGACGGAACAAAATTATTCATAATTGGACAACAACAAAATCATGTCTGGGAATATACCGCTTCTGCTGCGTATGATATTACGACTTTAAGTTTCGTAGGCTCGTTTAATGTAGGAGCTAAAGACACACAGATGCAAGACTTATCATTGTCCGCTGATGGTTCAAAATTATTTGTAATAGGCGGCTCATCTGATTCAGTACATGAATATAGTTTATCCACGGCATTTACTATTTCGAGCGCATCGTTCGTTAGAAGTTTTAGTTTATCCGGTCAAGCAACAAACCCAACAGGTATAGCATTTACGTCAACAGGCTCTGGCTTTATAGTGTCTTGCGATTCAACTGATAACGTTTATGAATATTCTTCTCAAACAGTAACCTTTGTAACAGGCTACCACGCAGCACACACCACCGCCTCAACAGACACTACCTACTGGACAGACATCAACTCAATGACTGCTAACCAAGCTGCGGGTAGCGGCAATGTCTACTACTGCATCTCCACAGACGACAGAACAACGTGGACTGTTATAGATAACACAGATGGCGAGAGAGACATTGTTAGAAATAATGGCGGTACTTGGCAGTACAACTCTAACGGCACATACGCTTCAGAGACTTGGGTAAACGGCGCTACAAATACAGAGTTAGCTACGATTGCACAGGCTATGGAGGGTGCTGCTGCAAGTGTGCCATATGATTTAGCTAACTCAACAGAAGTTACATTTGCATCTGCTCCGGGAGTCGGAGGGACATACGCTTTTGTTTTAAAATCTGATGGTACTAGAGCTTATTGGTTATCTTCAATATCAGGAATTTACTCTTCCGACTTACCTAGCGCATTTACAGGTACTGGCGGTAGTTGGGTAGCAACTGGACAAACTAATGTTATTTTAAGCCAAGACATCTATCCAAGAGGACTGCGCTTCAAAAGTGACGGAACTAAACTTTTCGTTGCAGGCTCTCAGAACGACAGAGTGTATAGCTACAGTTTATCGTCAGCTTGGGATGTCACCACTATAAGTTACGATAATGTAAGTTTTTCTGTTGCAACACAAAGCACTTCTCCGTACAGCCTATCTTTTAGTGAAAACGGCAGTTATATGTATGTCTTTGATAATAACCTACTGACAGGCTTTCAATATAATTTAAGCACTGCTTGGGATATTTCCTCTGCTAGTTATAGCAATAACTCTTTTTCTTTATCTAGTCCCAGTGGGGCAACCGGATTAGATATTGTTGACAGCGGAACAAAGATGTTTGTTTCATCCAGTAGCTTGGTCACAGAATACACATTAAGTACTGCTTATGATATTTCGTCTGCAAGTGCTTCGGGTGATAGTAAAAGTTTAAGTTTCAGCAGCAATTCTATACAGATACTAGATAACGGTGGATTTATGGCTCTTTCAAATGGCAACGATGGCTACTTGCAAGACATAAATGTGACTACCTCTTATCCAAACCAAATGGACAAGACTCAACTAGACGCAGTAACAGACCCGAACCACATAGCACTAAGTAATGACTTTGATTTGTCTATTATCCTGAACATGACTAGTGGTACGACAGTGCCTTCTTCAAACGGTGTAGCGATTAACTACGATGCTAACATCTTGAACAAAGGTGCTGTCTTAGGAACTGACTATGACTTCGATGCTCCTGCTCAGAATAAGGTAAGGATTACAGCACTGGCAGGAAATAATCTTAAAGTCAGGGTTGTTTAGATAAATACCTAACTGATATATTGGAGTAGTTAGATGGAAGACCGACTAAGCAGAGTAGAGAAGAAGATTGACACATTACAAGAAGCTATTGTGTCCTTAGCGCGTGTTGAAGAAAGACTTGTCACTGTGTTTAATAGGCAGTCACATATTGAGACTAAAGTAGACGCTATAGAGAATAAGATGGACTGTTTAGCTGAAAACATAGCCAGTGCAAGGACAATGGAGCGTCTACTTTGGATAATACTTGTTGCAAGCATAGGCGCTGTTTTTACATACATAGGAAACTAGGATGACATATTTAGAACTAGTAAACAGTGTTCTACGCAGGCTTCGTGAAAACCAAGTAGACACAGTAGCAGAGACAAGTTATTCAGCTTTAGTTGGAGACTTTGTTAATGACGCTAAACAGCTTGTAGAAGACTCACATAGTTGGTCTGCTTTGCGTGTTTCTATTGACTTTGACACAGTTAACGGAACGTCTGTGTATCCTCTAACAAACGCAGGACAAGAAGTAGAAGTACGAGAAGCGTTGAACACAACAAGCAAGACTAGGTTTATGTCTAGCAACAGAACAGAAATGAACAGGTATTATAAACTAATGACGCCTGCTGCGGGTTCTCCTTCTAAGTTTGCTTTTACTGG